CGGCGCTTCTACCCGGAGATCGCGACCCGCTACTTCGACTGGCCCGACCAGTACGCGCGGCCGTGGCGGTTGTGGCTCGACGACTCCGAGCTGATCGAGCTCACCAGTATCTCGTCTGGTGGCGTCAGCATCTCCACCGCGGACGTGCTGCTGGAACCGAACCGCAGCGGACCGCCGTACAACCGCGTCGAACTGAACCTCGGCAGTAACGCGGCTTTCGGCGGCGGCCAGACCACCCAGCAGGACATCGCCATCACCGGCCTGTGGGGCTACCGCGACGACGAGACGGCAGCTGGCACAGTCACGACCGCAGCCAGCGACACGGCCACCACACTGACCGTCAGCAGCGCCGGCGCGATCGGCGTCGGCCAGGTACTCCGCATCGGCACGGAACGGCTCATCGTTACCGAGCGGGCCATGGCCGCCACCGGCCAGACCCTGCAGGCCGACCTCACCGACAAGAAGAACAGCCAGGTCGTGGCAGTGACCGACGGCACCGCGTTCAGCGTCGGCGAGGTACTTCTCCTCGACGCCGAGCGGATGCGCATCGTCGACATCGCCGGCAACAACCTGGTCGTCGAACGGGCCTGGGACGGATCCACGCTCGCCGCACACACCGGCTCGACGATCTACGCCTCGCGGTCCCTGACCGTCACCCGCGGTGCCCTCGGCACCACCGCGGCGGCCATCGCCCAGAACGCCATCGTGTACCGGTGGGAGCCGCCCGGCCCGGTCCGCACCCTGGTCATCGCCCAGGCCGTGACCACCCTGCTGCAGGAGTCCTCCGGGTACGCCCGCACCACCGGCGTCGGCACCACCAGCCGGCAGGTCGGCGGCGGCAACGTGACCAAGACCGAGTACGGCACCGGCCTGGACGCGCTGCGGGAGATGACCTACACCTCCCACGGCCGCAAAGCACGAGTGAGGGCGGTCTAATGCTGCAGCTGCACGTCGTCATGAAGGGCCCCACCGTCGAGGGCCTGGCCGCGCCGATGCTCACCGCCGCCCTGGATGCGTCGCTCGCCGAGGTCGCCGACTACACCAAGCACGAGGTCGACATGCGGCTGATGGAGGTGCTGCAGCACCCCACCGGCTACTACCAGTCGAGGATCACGACGGACCGGGTCAGCCGGGAGCTGTACTCGATCAACGACGGCGGTGTCATCTACGGGCCGTGGCTGGAAGGCACCAGCCGCCGCAACGCCGAGACCCGCTTCAAGGGCTACGCCACCTTCCGCATCGTCCGCAACCGGATGGCGCAGAAGGCGCAGGCGATCATCCAGGCGACGGTGGCGGCCACGGTGGGGAAGCTCTGATGGCCCTCGACTCCGAAGCCATCATCGAAGCCGTCGCCTCCCACGCGATGGCGTCCGGATGGTTCGACCGGGTCAATCAGCATGAGCCGAAGAACGCGCCCGGCTACGGAGTGACGGCTGCGGTGTGGGTCGAGGACATCCGGCCGGCCCTGTCGTCCGGCCTGGCGTCGTCGTCCGCGCTCCTGGTCCTCAGCGTCCGGCTGTACACCAGCATGCTGCAGGAGCCGCAGGACGCTATCGACCCGAACATGGCCAAGGCCGTGGACGCCCTGTTCGCCGCCTACGCGGGCGACTTCACGCTCGGCGGGCTGGTCCGTCACGTTGACCTGCGAGGGTCCGAAGGCTCCCCGCTGCAGGTCAAGGCGGGCTACATCAACCAGGACCAGCGGATGTACCGGGTCTTCACGATCACGCTGCCTGTGGTCGTCAACGACGCATGGGACGAGGAGGCATAGGCATGTCCAAGAGCAGCGGCCTCGGCGACAACTGCTTCGTGGGCGGCTACAACCTCAGCGGTGACATCGGGAGCGTCGACAAGATCGCGGGCCCGCTGAAGCCGATCGAGGTCACCGGCATCGACAAGTCTGCGTTCGAGCGGATCGGCGGCCAGCGGGACGGTGCGATCTCCTGGTCGGCGTTCTTCAACACCGACGTCGGGCACGCTCACCCCGTGCTGTCCGCGCTGCCTACGGCGGACGTGGTGGTGACGTACTGCCGGGGTACGACGCTCGGCGATCCGTGCGCCAGCCTCGTCGCCAGGCAGCTCAACTACGACGGAAACCGCACCCAGTCCGGCGAGTTCACGTTCAAGGTCGACGCCGAAGCAAACGGCTACGGCCTGGAGTGGGGCAGGCAGTTGACGGCTGGTCTGCGGACGGATACGGCCGCAACGACTGGCACCGGCGTCGACACGACGGCCTCGGCGTCGTTCGGAGCTCAGGCGTACCTGCAGGTGACGGCATTCACAGGGACGGACGTCACGGTCAAGATCCAGGACTCGGCGGACAACGCCAGCTTTGCCGACGTCGCTGGTCTGGCCTTCACCGCCGTCACCGCGGCGCCGTACACGCAACGCCTCGCCACCGCCAACACCGCCACCATCCGCCGCTACGTGCGCGCCACCACTGTCACGACCGGCGGATTCACTTCGGCCACGTTCGCAGTCCAGATCACCAAGAACGAGATCGCGGGGGTGACTTTCTGATGCAGGCCAGCAACCGCATCCCGCCGAACATGCCCGTCGAGGCCTACAAGACGTACCGCATCGCCTCACCCCTGGCGACGCACTTCCGGCCCGGCACCTGCGCCGAAGCGGGCTGCCCGCACTACGAGCACGGATGGCAGTCAACCATCGACGAGGCCACGGTCCTCGGCCAGCAGCAGGCCCACTACATCCGTAAGCAGTCCGGTCGCGGCTTTATTGAGGAGCGACTCCCCGGTGGCCTCACGCAGTTCACCTTCGCCGCCGGACAGACGTGCTTCGCCGCGCCGCATCAGGTGCCGCTCGGCCGGCCGGAGCTGTACCTCGTGCGAGGCGGCGACTGGCGTGGCAACCCGACCGGCGAGCAGCGGACGCACCGTGACGCCCAGGACTGGATCGACGACTTCGGCGAGCACCAGAACAACCTCGCCGACCAGATGAAGAAGGGCTGACCAGGTCTAGTCGCTGCCGTGGTGCACAACTAGGTAAGGGCGACAACGCCAGCATCCTTCGTCGAGCAATCGAGTATCTAGAAAGGGAGTGAGTCCTTTGGCCAAAAGCTCAGGGTTGGGGTGGACGACCTGCAGTGTCGACGACGCGAGCGGAACCCCGGTGGTGATCAAGAACGACATCACCGACCTGCAGTTCGCCACCCCCCGCGCGGTGCAGGACATCACGGGCATCGACAAGGCCGCCATGGAGCGTCTGCTCCTGCTGGCGGACTTCTCGATCACGCTGAAGGGCGTCTTCAACGCGTCGACTTCGCACACCGTCTTCAGGACCGTGCCGTCCACGTCGGTGAACCGCACCACGAGCCTGACCGTCAACGGTGTCTCGCTGAACAACGAGGTGCTGTACACCGACTATCCGCTGTCGCGGTCCGCGTCCGGCGAGCTCACCTTCAGCGTCCCCGGCGTCCTCGCTGACGGCACAGTTCCCACCTGGGCCTGACCTCCCACCCACCATTCAAGGAGCAACCGGCATGGGTTTCAGGATCAAGCGGAAGGTTTTCCGCCTGCACTTCAAGGACTCCGACCTCAACGGCCTGGAGGTGCTGGCCCGCTCTCTCAACACGGGCCAGTTCCTGGAGATGGAGCAGGCCAAGGCGGAGCGCGCCGAGGGTGGGAAGCGCGGCAAGGGCGGTACGGAGCGGATGCTCGAGCTTTTCGCCGAGCAGCTCGTCTCGTGGAACGCCGAGGACGAGGACGGCGTGCCGGTGCCGGCCACGATGGCGGGCATCCGGTTGCAGGATCTCGACCTCAGCCTCAAGATCATCGACGCGTGGACTGACGCAATCGCCGGTGTCAGCACCCCTTTGCCCGAGACCTCCAGCGCTGGGCAGCCGTCGGCCCTGGAGGCATCGATTCCGATGGACGTCCCCTCCGGGAGCCTCGCGAGCTGACCCGCGCCCGCACGATCCTCGGCCTGTGCGACCGCTGGCACAAGCTGCCGTCGGAGGTGCTGGCCGAGCCGGCGGAGATGCTCCGCCTGCTGGAGATCGCCCATATGGGCCGACGAGAGGAGGTGCCTGAGTGAACGTCGTCGAAATCCTCGTCACTGCGAAGAACCTCACCGGGCCCGCCTTCGCCGAGGCCAAGGCCGGAGCGACGGCCATGGAGTCATCCATGGACAAGCTCAACAAGACGGCCAACATCGCGGCCCTGGCGCTCGCCGGGGTGGGATTTGAGGCCGTGAAGATGGCTTCGAAGTTCGACAGCGAGATGACGCTGCTCGTATCCCAGGCCGGCGTGGCAGAGGATCAACTCGGCGGCTTGGAGAAGGGCGTCCTCGACATCGCGGCGAAGGTCGGCTCCGACCCTGATTCGCTGGCCGAGGCGCTGTTCCACGTTGAGTCGAACTTCGAGTCGATGGGTATCACCTCCGCCCAGGCCCTGAAACTCACCGAGACCGCGGCGAAGGGCGCCGCGGTCGGTCACGCCGACCTGGTCGATGTCACCAATGCCCTTACCGCCGCGGTTGCGGCTGGGATCCCGGGTGTGGAGAACCTCGACGAGGCGATGGGTGTTCTCAATGCCACGGTTGGCGTTGGTGACATGAAAATGCAGGATCTGGCAAACGCATTCGGTTCCGGAATGGTCGCCACGGTCAAGGGATTTGGCCTGTCAATTCAGGACGTCGGTGCGGCACTCGCGGTTTTCGGCGATAACAATATTCGCGGAAGCCTGGCAGGAAATCAGCTCCGCATGTCCGTCATGGCACTCGCAAAGCCGATCTCGACATCCGAAGCGGCCCTCAAGACTCTCGGCCTGACACAGACCACCCTCGCTGACGACATGCAGCGTGGCGGCCTGAAGCTGGCGTTGGAGGACCTCGTCGGCCGCATGAATGCCGCAGGCATCAGCGCCGACAAGCAGGGCCAGATCATCACCGACGCATTCGGCCGCAAAGCCGGCGCCGGCCTTAACGTTCTCGTCGGGCAGATGGACCGCCTGGAGTCGAAGTACCCGGAGCTGGAGAAGGGCGCCTCGGGGTTCGGTGCGGCGTGGGAGCGGACACAGCAGACGTTCGCGCAGCAGACAAAGGAGTTGGAGGGCTCCCTGCAGGCATTGATGATCACGCTCGGCGAGAAGTTGATCCCGCCGCTGCAGAAGGCCACGACGTGGATGCTGAACAACCGCGACACGATGCTGCAAATGGCCGAGGGAGTCGGCGTCCTGGTGACCGCCTTGGCCGGGTTCGCGGTGATATCGAAGATCGTGACCGCGGTGAAGACCATTACGACAGCATTCGAGGCGGCCAATACGGCAATGCTGGCGTACAAAGTGCGGGTGTTCGAGGCGCAAGGCGCTTCGCTCGCAGCGACGGGCAGTGTGAATGCCCTGGGATCGGCGTTCACGGCACTCGGCACCAAGGCCAAGATTGCGGTCGCTGCAACGGCGATCGGCCTGGTCGTCGCCGTCGCCTACAAGCTGTCCGAGGCCGGGCAGAAGGCCGCCCCGTCCGTCGACAAGATGACCACCAGCCTGGAGGCGCTCGGCCGGTCCGGGTCAAAGTCCGGCGAGCTCACCGCCACGTTCGGCGGCGACCTGGACAAGCTCAGCTACGCCGTCGAACGGGTCGCCGGCAAGGCCAGCGGCATGGACAAGTTCAACGACACCATGAACAAGATTTTCACGCTGGGCATGGGTAAGTCGAACTCCATGAAGGAAGCCGCCGGGCAGATCAACTCGGTCGACGAAGCGCTCGCCGGCATGGTCCAGGGCGGCCACGCCGAACTCGCTGCCGACGCTCTGAAGAAGTTGCAGGACGCGCTCGCGGCAAAGGGCGGCGACCCGCAGCAGCTCGCCGACGCGATGCACAAGTACCAGGACGCTCTCGCTGCGGGCACCGAGACGGAGAAGCTGACCGCGGCGGGCATGGGCGAGCTCGGCCAGCAGGCCATGGAGACCAGCAAGGCCCTCGACGCGCAGGCGATGACGGCGAAAGGCCTGAAAGAGGCCATCTCCGATTTGAACGACGTCAACCGCAGCGCGCTCGACAGCATGGCCGGCTTTGAGGCTGCGATCGATGCTGCCGCAAAGGCTGCCGAGGAGAACGGGGGCGCCCTGAAAATGAATCACGGCGAGCTCGATCTCACCAGCGAGAAAGCGCGCACCGCGGAGGCTGCCCTCACGGACCTCGCGTCGAAGACCGATGCTGCGGCGGTGGCCGCTCTGAACTCGGGCGACAGTATGGAGCAGGTCAACAAGATCTACGACCGGGGCCGCGACAAACTCATGGCCCTCGCCATGCAGATGGGCCTCACCCGCGAAGATGCTCGCGCGCTCACCAACACCATCCTGGAAACGCCCGACAAGACGGCCTACCTGCGCGGCAACGTCGACGACCTCAAGGCAAAGATCGCCGAGGCCGAGAGCCGGCTGAAGAACGCCAAGGGCGAGAAAAATGTGAAGATCCAGGCCGAGATCGACGATCTGAAGGCCCAACTGCGTGCCGCTCAGGCCGAGATCGACGCCATGCACGGCAAGACCGTGAACATCATCTACAACGAGAAGCGTGGGGAGGCCCGGCTCGGCGGCAGGGAGGCCCACGGCGGCATCATCGGCGGCGCCGCAACGGGCGGTGCACGCGGCGGCAGCCTGACCTGGGTCGGCGAGCAGGGTCCGGAACTCGTCCGCCTGCCGGCCGGGTCGACTGTCCACTCCAACCCGGATAGTCAGCGCATGGCCGCCGGCATGGGCGGCGGCGGTCCGGTGCAGGTGCTGCAGGTCGAGTGGGTGGGCTGGAACCCGGCCGATGAGTTCATGTCCTGGCTGAAGAACAACATTCGGATCCGGACGGGCGGCGACGTGCAGGCCGCCCTCGGCCAGTAGCGACGGGAGAGAACGAGTGCACAGGTACAGGACGTGGAACGGGCCGATGCCGACCACCGCGGCGCAGGCGTCGGTCACAACGGGCACCAGCATCAAGACGATGCTGCAGCTGGCGACGCCGTCGACCCGGCAGATCCAGCTGATCTCGTGGGGGTTCTCCTGCGACGATCCGCCGGGCGCCGATGGCGTGGTTGAGCTGCTACAGACCGACGTGGCTGCGACCGTCACGGCGCATGTGGCGGCGGGCGTGCAACCCCTGGACCCGAACGCTCCTGCGAGCCTGCTGACGCTCGGCACCACGGCGACGGGTTACACGTCGTCGTCCGAAGGCGTGACGACTGCGGCCCGGGTTTTCGACGTTGTGTCACTGTCGTCCGCGACCGGCGAGTCGCCGCTGACGTACTACTACCAGTGGATGCCGGACGAGCGTCCGATCATCGCGGTCTCCAAGTTCCTTCGCGTCCGGGCCACCACGCCGACCACCGCGGCCGACATGCGCTGCTGGATCTGCTGGGACGAGTGACCTGTGGCTCCTGTCGCTCCGCTTGCCGCCGGGCACTGGCCGCGCCGCCTTGGCGGGCTGCCGGGCCCGTTCAGCGCGCCTGCGGGTAGCGGCGAACAGGCGGTCGGCCCGGTCGAGGCCGAGCTGTACATCGATGGCCAGTGGCAGGTCTGGACGCCGTTCATCATGACCCGGGACGGCAGCCAGAAGATCGGCATCACGCGGGGGCAGCAGAACCAGGACGCAACGCCGACGCCTGGCCGGTGCACGTTCCAGCTGAACAACAGGGCTGGCCAGTTCACGCCGAAGAACCCGCTCTCGCCGCTGTACGGGAAGATCGGCCGCAACACGAAGATCCGCATCAGCGTCCCGGACGGCAACACCAAGAACTACCGCTTCTGCGGGGAGATCCCCGACTGGCCGCAGTCCTGGGACACCACCGGCAACGACGTGTGGGTGGATGTCGCTGCGGCCGGGCCGCTGCGGCGCCTGAACCAGGCCGGCCAGCCTCTCGCGTCGCCGATGCGCGTCTACCTCGGGACCGGAATCACCACCAATACGGTCGTGGCGTATTGGCCGTGCGAGGACGCGTCCGGAGCAACGTCGATCGGATCCGCGATCTCGGGCGTCCCTGCGATGTCGATCTCCGGCACGCCGACCCTGGCCACGAACAGTGAATTTGTCTGCTCCGGTGCCCTGCCCGTGATGGGGACGGCCTCGTTCACGGGCACGGTACCGGGCTACACGCCACCGATGGACGCGGCCAACAACCTCTGGACCGGCCTGCGGTTCCTGGTGCGGATCCCGGCCGGCGGGACGACGACCGGGCAGGTGTTGGCGGCGTTCACCTGGACGGGATCGATCCCGCGCTGGGAGGTGTACTACTCGACAGCGTCGTCCGGTCAGATCGGTCTGCGTGGCCGGGATGCGACGGGCGCGGTCGTGCTAGACACCGGGGTCGGCGGCCCGGCCATGAACGGCACGCTTGCGCACGTGCAGGTCGCTCTGGATCAGACCGGCGGCATTCTGTTCGGCTACAGCCTGCAGATCCTGACGGTCGGCACGACATCGCCGACGACGCTGTCCGGGACCTCGTTCGGGCCGACGGTCGGCGTCGTCCAGTCGATCACGATCGCCCCGGGCAACGGCCTGCCGGACACCGTCATCGGGCAGGTCAGTCTGCAGGTTGCGACGGCGGCACCGTCGGACACGGCCGCGGTGGCGTTGGCGGTCGCCGGGTACGCGGGCGAGACTGCCGCCGCACGGATCCTGCGCCTGTGCGGCGTCATCAACATGCCGTTCGAGCTGATCGGCACTGCCTCCGACACGGTCGCAATGGGTGTGCAGGGCACGAGTACAGTTCTGGACCTGATCGGGCAGGCGGTGGCTGCGGACGGCGGCCGGCTGTACGAGCAGGCCGCCGCGTTCGGCCTGGGATACCGCACCCGAGTGAGCCTGGAAAACCAGGCTGTAGCGCTGTCGCTGTCGTACAGCGCTTTCAACTTGGCGGAGGTGCCAACGCCGGTCTCGGACGACCAGTACACGCGCAACGACTGGACAGTCACCCGATCCGGCGGCTCGTCGGCGCGGGCCACCCTCTCGACCGGTCCACTGTCCGTGCAGGACGTGGGCCAGTACCCGGACACCGCGACCGTCTATGTCCAGTCGGATTCCCAGCTTGCGGATCAGGCCGGCTGGCGGCTGCACCTCGGGACCACGGATGACGCCCGCTACCCCAGGATCTCGATCAACCTGGCGCACCCGAGCATCGTCTCCTCGGCGACGATCCGCTCCTCCGCGTTGAACTTGCGGCTCGGGGATCGGGTCGCGATCACCGGCATGCCGCCGGGGCAGTCTCCGGACGCGGTGTCGCAATTGGTCCTGGGGTCGACGGAGACGATCGACCAGTTTCAGCACCGCATCGCCTACAACGGGCAGCCTGAGTCGCCGTACCGGGTCGCGGTCACGGATGACATCGTGTACGGGCGGGTTGACACGGATGGCAGCCAGCTGGCTGTGGATGTCGGCCCGACAGACACGACGCTGAACGTGGCCGTCACGTCCGGCCCGCTGTGGACCACCAGCGCGCCGGAGTTCCCGTTCACCATTCGTGTCGGCGGCGAGGTCATGACGGTCACCAACGTCACCGGCAGCAGCAGCCCATGACCGTCGTCCGGTCCGTCAACGGTGTCGTCAAGCCGCAGGCCGCCGCCACTGACGTGCGGCTGGACCAGCCCGCCATCATCGCCCTGTAGGAGGGGAACCCATGGCTGCCACCACGTACCCGGCCATCGCGGCCGGTCAGCGCATCACTGGCACCCTGCTGACGTCGATGCTCCCGCAGTTCATCCTCAAAACGGCTGACGAGTCGGTGACGTCCTCGACCGCGCTGCAGAACGACGACGACTTCGCTTTCACGGTGGCGGCGTCCGCGTCCTACGTCCTCGACGCCTACCTGATGATCAACGGTGCGCCGACGGGCACGGGTGACTTCAAGCTGGACTTCACCGTGCCCACGTCCGCGACGATGAAGTACACCAGCTTCGGCGTGACCACGTCGTCGGCGATCCAGTACGAGGACACGGTCAACGCCAACTCCACGGCCCGGCCGGTCGGAACGAACGGCGCGACGGACATGGGCGTCGCCCTCCGCGCGTTCGTCATCACGTCGTCGACTGCCGGGACGGTGCAGATGCGGTGGGCCCAGAACACGTCCAGCGGCACGGCCACGATCGTCCGGGCGAACTCGTGGATGCGGCTGACCCGTATCGCCTGATCAGTGGCTTGTTCGGGCCGCTTCCTACGATGCGCACCACCAGGCCCAACCGCCCCCACCAGGAGTGCCCGTGACCCGTCTCCGCCGCGTGCTCGCAGCATTGCTGCTCGTGCTTGCCGTCGCGCTCGGTACTGGCGGTGCCCCGCCTGCGGCCGCCGACGACCCGGCGCCCGTCACCCTCGCGGGCATCGACCTCCACGACGGCCAGATCACCAAGTTCGG